TTGCTGGACGCTGTAAAAGATCGATTTGAATTTCCCGCCTTGAGACGAGAAGCTTTAACGCTTTATAAATATTGGGAACCTGAAATAGTTTTAATCGAGGCGAAAGCAGCTGGACTGCCTCTCACTTACGAGCTGAGAAATATGGGTATACCGGTAGTGAATTTCACGCCTTCGCGTGGTAATGATAAACACAGTAGAGTGAATTCGGTTGCACCTTTATTTGAATCAGGTCAAGTATGGGCTCCAACGCATCTGCAATTTGCCCAAGAAGTTATGGAGGAATGTGCAGCATTTCCTTATGGTGAACACGATGACTTGGTGGATAGTACTACTCAAGCGGTAATGAGATTTAGACAAGGAGGGTTGCTAGGTCACCCGGAAGATTATAAAGATAAACCTCGACCTATGGATTTTAAGGAATACTATTAATGAAAAATAAGACTTTGACTAAAAACATGAAGCATGTAAAATGGAATGCAATCCCTCCGGTAAGGGGACCAGATCCTAGAGGCTTGATTAAAGAAACAAAACAGGATAAACCTATAAAATTGGAGAAAATAAATGGCAGAAATAGATAAGGGCCTTCCCAACGTAAGGCAAAGTGTAACCATTCCTAGCCCAGATGAAAAAGTTGAAATTGAGACTCAAGTACAGGAGTCAATTCCTTCTTCGGAGAATACTGAGGTTACAGAAAATGAAGATGGATCCGTTGACGTTGATTTTGATCCTGGTAGCATGTCGCAAGAATCTGGCGACGATCACTATGCGAACTTAGCTGATTTATTACCCGATTCTGTTTTAGACCCTATCGGTTCAGAACTCTTCGGCAACTATACCGATTACAAAGAATCAAGAAGAGAATGGGAAAGATCTTACACTCAAGGATTAGATCTTTTAGGATTTCAATTTGAACAAAGAACTCGACCTTTTCAAGGAGCATCCGGTGCAACGCATCCGGTACTCGCTGAAGCGGTAACCCAATTCCAAGCCCAAGCCTATAAAGAATTACTGCCTGCTAATGGTCCCATTAGAACTGCAATTTTAGGAAAACCAACTATTGAAAAACAGGACCAAGCGCAAAGAGTTAAAGAATTTATGAACTATCAAATCATGGATGTTATGAAAGAATATGAAGCTGAATTTGATCAGATGTTATTTTACCTGCCACTTGCAGGTTCAACTTTTAAAAAAGTTTATTACGACGATTTACTGGGGCGAGCTGTATCAAAGTTCGTCACTGCAGATGACTTAGTGGTTCCGTATTCTGCTACCTCATTAGAGGATGCGGAAGCCATTTGTCATGTTTTAAAAATTTCAGGAAACGATCTTCGCAAGCAACAAATATCTGGATTCTATAGAGATGTAGAATTAGGTAAGCCTTATGCTGAAGAAACTGAATTGAAGAAAAAAGAACGAGAGCTGGAAGGAACTAGGTTAACAGGTTATCAAAAGAATAATCCTATCTATACATTAATAGAATGTCATGTTGATTTAGATTTAGAAGGCTTTGAAGATCGGGGTCAAGATGGACTCCCTACAGGTATTAAAGTTCCATACATTGTTACAATTGACAATGGCACGCGAAAAGTTTTGTCTATTAGAAGAAATTACAAAGTAGATGATCAGAAGAAAAGTAAAATCCAATATTTTATCCATTTCAAATTTTTACCTGGACTAGGATTTTACGGTTTTGGATTAATCCATATGATTGGCGGTCTAACACGAGCAGCCACGTCTGCGCTTCGTCAACTTATAGATGCAGGTACACTCTCCAATTTACCTTCAGGATTCAAACAGAGGGGTATCAGAGTTAGAGATGATGCCCAATCTCTGCAACCCGGGGAATGGCGTGACGTAGACGCTCCTGGTGGAAATCTAAAAGATGCTTTTATGAATTTGCCGTACAAAGAACCATCACAAACATTATTACACTTGATGGGAGTTTGTGTTCAGGCAGGACAAAGATTCGCGTCCATTGCTGACATGCAGGTCGGGGACGGGAACCAGCAGGCCGCTGTTGGTACGACCGTAGCTCTTTTGGAACGTGGTTCAAGGGTAATGTCAGCAATCCATAAGCGATTATATGCATCGATGAAAAATGAATTTGTTTTATTGTCGAAGGCATTCGCAACTTACTTGCCACCCGTTTATCCATACGATGTTGTCGGAGGAGAGAGACAGATTAAACAAACAGATTTTGATGATAGGATTGATATCCTACCTGTTGCTGATCCTAATATATTTTCAGCAACCCAAAGAGTTTCCATTGCACAAACAGAATTACAATTAGCACAATCCAATCCGCAAATGCATAATATGTATGAAGCGTATCGAGATATGTACGAGGCTATCGGAGTCAAAAATATTGACCAAATACTTCCACCGCCTCCACAACCGCAACCTAAAAATCCAGCATTAGAACATATTGATGCAATTGGCGGAAAACCTTTTCAAGCTTTTACCGGCCAAGACCATAGAGCACACATTGCAGCCCATGTTGCGTTTATGGGAACTAATATGGCTAAAAATAACCCTATTATTATGGCTGCACTTGAGAAAAACATCTTTGAACACATCTCTTTAATGGCAGATGAGCAAGTTCAACTAGAATTTAAAGACAAAATTGATAGAATGCAGCAAATTCAACAAGATTTAGCGCAAAATCCGCAAGTTCAACAACAAATGCAGACGAATCCTCAATTACAACAAGGAATGAAACAAGAAGCGGACAATTTAGCGATAGAAATTGAAGCTCGTAAGGCTGTTTTGATCGCAGAAATGACTGAAGAGTTCTTATGTGAAGAGAAAAAGGTTAGTGGCGACTTTGGTAACGATCCAATTGCTAAATTAAGAGCTAGAGAGCTAGATTTGAAGGCTCAAGACAATTTCAGAAAACAAAAAGAGGATGAAGCGCGAATTAACATAGATAAAAGTAAAATATTGATGAATAAAGATATTCAAGAAGATAAAATGGATCAAAATGAAGATTTAGCTCTACTTCGTGCCGCAACGTCACTTGAAAAACAAAAAATGTCAAATCAAGCGAAAATGCGTTCTGATGTGATGAAACGTAAGGACGTTAAGACACTTAAAGGACCAAGAAGCTAATGCCTTTCCAATCTGAAAAGCAAAGACGATATTTACACGCTAACCATCCAGAAATTGCGAAAAGATGGGAAAGAGAATATGCAACTGGTGGAATCTCAAATCATTTTAGAAAAAAATACTCTTCAGGAGAAGGACCTGGCGGAATCGCAAATCATTTCAAATTAAAAAATGGTGGCATGACTATTCAAGGTGGTGTTGATAACTGGTTAGGTGAACAAAAAACAGTAAGTGGTGTTCCGATTAAATGGAAATCAAGACCAGGTAAACCTGAAACTGAATTAGCATATATTACAAAAGCAGAAAAAGATTTAATTCTTAAAAAAGATTTACACGGTTCGTTAAAAGATGGACCTAACATAGGACCTAATGGTGTAATGTCCTTAGACAGTGCTGGAGGTTCTTATGGAAGTCCTGGTAGTGGAACAGGAAGAGACTCACCTGGTGGTGTAGGTTATGCAGGCCATAAGGATCCAGTTGCTCCCCCAGGAGTGCGACAACAACAAATAAAAGATTTAATTGATAAAGCGGATGAAGAAAAATACGATACTTGGGACCAGATGGTGCAAGATAAATATACTGGTCAGGGTTTGACTACAAAACAACCCCATTTCAATATACAAAAAAGTAAGGTTATTTTAAATAAGGCTCGTGAGGACTGGAACGCCGTAAAAGACAAATTTAATGACAAATATAAAAAGAAAGCCGGGAAAATGATTATAGATGGTTTACTAGGCAAAGGGGTCACGTTTGGTCTAAGTAGTATTATTGGACTGATGATAGATGGCTATAAAACCAATAAAGCTAAACAAGAATTTATAAGTGACATTAAAACTCAAATAGAAAATTATACTGACTTAGGACTTCCTACCCATAGCCCACATACGGATACTCTTATTCAAACACTTAACCAAGAGCTATTAGACCTGACTCAAAAAACTAAGAAGGAAGACGACACTGGAGGTGATGGAGGAGTAGCCCCTGTTCCTCCTCTTCCTGTAGTGATGGACGAAATGGCAGATGCAACAGGACAAATTAATATGTTCGATGCTTGGGGTGATATTAAACAAAAACAAGCACTACGTGCTTCTTTATTCGCAGATGAAGATCAAGCTAAAGTAGGTG